CTCCTCCAAAGCCCGCACAGGTCGCTCAATCGTGATCTCATGCCCGCAGTGGTGTAATGCCAGTCCAGGAAACTTCCCCTGGAGAGCAGGTAGGTCTTCCGCCTCGACGAACAGGAGTGCATTGTCCCCATCGACCAAGCTGTCGAAGCGGCGGCAAATAAGCCGCATGACCGCCTCAACAAGCCCGATCATAATGATGGTGTTGCCCATGCCCGTGTTGACGTCACCAGACGCCCTGCCACCTGGCCTCTTGAATTTCCACCCTGAGGGAGTTCGACCACGGTTGACCAACTGTTTGCCCAGCAGCCTAGCAAGGGTGGGACAACCCTTGAAGGCCCTCAGATAAACTGAGTGCTCGGCTTGCAGCTGTTCAACAGCGACGTGTGCCTCAAATGCCTTACCGTCGACCTCCACGACCACTGGTGATGCAAACCCAGCCATCTTCTGGCTGATGAGGTTCGCACGCTGACGCTGGTTTAGGCCCTTAGCAGAGACACGGGACTTGCGCACACCCCGTTGCCCGACACCCTTCAGGTTCCCCCAAAGCCAGTGCTCGAAGTGTTTGAGGTAGCTAGCAAGCTCCAGGTTAAACCTGGGGCTCCTAGGGAAGATGAGCCGAGGCTTGGGCTCTTTCTCTACCACGCACAACTTCTCTGCCTTGACAAAGCAATCGAGCACCCAGTCTCGATCGCCCAGGGGTTCCTCCAGTAACGAGAGTCTGGCCTCCTCGTACCGCTGGCGCATGGGACCGGTGTAGGATGCGACCACCTGCTCATGTGACCATTTCTGGCCATCAAAGCGAGCGGCCGTCCTAGCAATCTTGCGCACTGCTGCCTTGAACAGCGCGTAGTCCGTTGCACCAGGGTGGTTGCCCAGGGCTCTCTTCAGAAGAGCGTCGAGCTCGTTGTGTGCACAAGCTCGATGTACCTGCGGGACCCAAGTTCCCGCGAGACCAGCCGGAATGGCGGTCAACATCCTCCTCCGCTGCCTATCACAAAGACCCAGTTCGCCT